TTATTATCATGCTGGAACGAATGAGCTTTCAAGCGATATTGTTTTTGCAGGTATAACTTACGCGGCTACCCCGATTGAAGTTGATGGTTTTGAAGTAACAAGTAAAGGCACGCTGCCTAGGCCATCAATGCGGGTGGCTAATGCCAACAGCGGGATTTCGGCTTTGTTGCTGTTGTACAACCCCCTGCAAGCAAAAGTGACAAGGATCAGGACATGCAAAAAATTCCTTGATGTGTCAAATTTTTCTGGCGGCAACCCAACAGCAGACAGTACGGCAAAGTTTGAGGACGAAGTTTGGTATATCGACAGGGTTGCCAATGAAAACCCGCAGTTGGTTGAGTTTGAGCTAACCAGCAAATTAGACCTGACTAACCTTGGGCTGCCACGGCGACAAGTGCTGGAGCACTGCCCCTGGAAATATCGAGGAGTCGAATGCGGCTACAACGGAACTAGTTTTTTTGATTTAAACGATTTGCCGACGAATGCTGCCGGAGACGTATGCGCTAAAAAGTACAGCAGTTGTGCGCTTAGATTCCCTAGTGGATTGTTGCCGTTCGGAGGTTTCCCTGGAGCGAGATTGCAGATTTGAGGCTGAAAAGCACGCATTAGTCCAAGCGCCAAAAGAAGCCTGTGGTCTTATCGTGAATGGTGAATACTGGCCTTGCCGAAATATTGCCGACGATCCTGAGCTTGATTTTGTGATCAATCCTATTGATTATGCAAGAGCAGCTTTGTCAGGCAAGATTGAAGCTGTTGTCCATTCTCATCCAATGGGAGGCCCAGCCAGTCCGGCGGACCTTCGAGCTTGTCAGGGCACGGGGCTTAAATGGCATATTTACTCGATACCGGAGGCAGAATGGTCAACTATCAAGCCCTGTTAGGGAAACAGTGGAAATATGGCGTAAACGATTGTTTTTCTTTGGTGCGGGAGTATTTTAAGTTGCAAGGCATTGATCTGCCAGATTTTAAGAGACCTGCTGATTTAGAGATTTGTGAAAGCATCTTTTTGCAGCAAGCCAAAGCGTGTGGTTTTGTTGAGGTTGAATTTGCAATGCGAAAGCCCGGTGACGTGCTGATCATGCGGCTAGGCACAGCCACTCCAATGCACGCGGCAATATTGCTGGAGAACGAACAAATCCTTCATCAGCGTCAAGATTCGTTAAGTACAGTCGAGGGGTTGACGGCTTATCATGTGAAGAAGGTCGCGGCGGTTTTTCGATATGATGCAGACCGTCAGGTTGCTGGGTGATCTAGCTGATCGCTATGGCGAAGAGCACGAGTATTACAACCTCCGCACGCCCGCGGAAGCCATCAAGCTGTTGTGCATTAATAAGCCTGAGCTGCAAGAGGAATTGATCCATGCACATGAACACGGGATTGGTTACCGGTTGATTCAGGCTGGCGTCGATCTTGACTATGACGATTTGACGCTGCCTGTCGGAAGCAATGATTTGATATTGGTGCCAGTTGTTGCAGGCAGTGGCGGTAGTGGAATTGGCAGGATCTTGGTTGGGGGGGGGCTGGGTGCGGCTGCTTTCTTTACGGGAGGAGCGACTATCGGCCTACTGGGGTTAGCGGCTCCACTCGCGGTTTCAAGTGTGCTTGGGACGATTGGCGCCAGCTTGATCCTTGGCGGGGTTTCTCAGTTGCTCTCGCCACAGCCTCAACTTTCACCGTTGGGTGGCAATCGGTTTGAAAGCGCAGAAGCAACGAGCACTGACGGACCTCAATCAATCGTTCGAGGTTCAGATGGTCGGCAGTCTTATGCATATACAGGCGCTGCAAACACAGTAGGGGTTGGAGCAACAATCCCGGTTGCCTATGGCGAGGTGTTGATTGGTAGCAACTTGCTGTCAGCAACGGTCGATGTTGCTGACGAATCAGATCCATTAAAAGCAGCGGTAAAAACACCGGGAACCAATACGGTGCTTTTTGGAGGCGAAAAATTAACCTTTGCATATAGTAAGTCTTCTGGAGTATTAGCCAAAAGAGCAAACGCTGGTGAGCCTTTCCCTGGAGGTTCGGGCAAAAGATTTAACACTCTCAATCAGGGAATAGATCTTTTCAGAGGGAACAATCGACCTTTAGGCCAGATAAACAAGGAGCGATCAGAGTGCGCTGTTGTTTTAGAAATACAAAATGGTTTGTATGATTTTGCAAGTGGCCCTGGGTCCACATTGGTTGATGGATTTGTGACTTATAAATTAATCACAGAGACTAGAGTTAGCGGGCCAGACCCCAAAACAGGCACGTCTCAAGCGACAATACAGGGGTTGCTTCTGCCGGGGCAAGTTTACAGATGGATTCATCGCTTTGAAAACCAAAAAATAGAAAATGACAATAGAGGGATTAAGATAAACATTGAAATCGTTGATTTTGCCGCTGCGCCAGGTCGCGGCATTGGACTTATCGTTCGTTCTGCTGGTTTTACGTAAATTAAATGGCTCTCAACTCAACCTCCGCAATTCAAATTGTTGACCTCCTTTGCGAAGGCCCGATCGCAGGAATCGTAGGAGGAAGAGCTGGGATCTTTCTTGACGAAACTCCAAGCGATTCATTTTCAGTTGTAGACGTTTCACCTGATTTTAGGTACGGTGGCAGGACTCAAAGCCAATTGGGGCAGGGCAGAAATGGCACGTCAAGCATTACTGATGTCGGAATTGAAATCGGTGAAAATTACAGCGAGACCCTGAGCGTAAATAACGAGGTTGTTGGCCGTAACTACGGAGCAGGTCAAGCGATACGTCAGGTTACCGATACGGACGCAGAATTTATAGAGTTATTGCTTTCAGTCCCGCGTTTGTTCTCTTCAGCTCAAGAGGGCTTGGCGAAAGGGCAACTTTTTAATGGATCAATTCGTGTTGTTGTTGATATTCAGGCTCAAGGCACTGGCTACGTCGCACAATATGACCGGACGCTTACAGGCGTATCAACGTCTGATTACCAAATCAAAACGCCTCGTTTGCCTCTATTTGGCATTGGCCCTTGGAACGTAAGGGTCAGGAAGATTAATTTAGGTGAAAATCATTTTGAAGTAAAGTTTTTTAATTTTAGGGACGTTCCGCAAAATATTCCCTTAGCAAGCAGTCGAGGCAATCAGCTGTTTTGGACAAGTTTAATTGAAGGCCAATCCCTTCGCTCTGCTTATCCATTTTGCGCAGTTGCTGGCCTTTCCCTATCTACGAGGCAATTTAGTGGCTTGCCTACGAGAGCTTACAAAATTCGGGGGCGCATCGTTCAAATACCATTGAATGCCGTTGTAAGGAATGACGGGAGCCTAAGTTTTGTCGGGGCCTTTAACGGTCAGCTTAAATCGGCATGGACGACGTGCCCCGTGTGTTGCTGGTACGACATGGCGACCAATGGCAGATATGGTAGTGGCGATTTTATTAACGCAGCAAATTTAAGCTGGGTCGATCTTTACCCATTAGCTCAATATGCCAATCAGCTGGTGACAAACCCAGACAACAGCCAAGAGCCGCGTTTTGCTTGCAACACCGTAATTGGCAACAGAGCCGAAGCTTTCAACGTGTTGCAAGATTTGGCAAGCGTATTTCGCGGAATGCTTTTTTGGCAAGCAAATACGATCCAGGCGGCTGCTGATCACGGCAATCTGAATGGAACGGCAATCGCCCCCGTTCACCTTTACACAAATAGCAACGTTATTGATGGAGCGTTTAGTTACTCGGGCACTTCACTTAAAACACGCAGCACTAGTATTAGAGTTAGGTATAACGATCCACAAAACTTCTATAAATCTAACTTTGTTGTTGTTGAAGATGCAACACTGATTAGCAAGTATGGATACCAGATAAAAGAAATCGTTGCCATTGGCGCAACGTCTAAATTTCAAGCCCAACGTTTAGGCCGTTGGATGCTGGCATCTGAGGAAATTGATGGAGAAGTCGTAAGTTTTACCACTGGCCTGCAAGGAGCAGTCGTATTGCCGGGCCAAGTGTTTGCTGTAGCAGACGAGATGCGTCAAGGCGTAAGACTTGCGGGACGTGTCAGTAGCGCAACAACTAGCTCGATCACTACAGATCAGACAATTGCTTTACCCGCTGGGTCTAGTCATACGCTCACATGCACGATGCCTGATGGAGCGGTTGAAACCAGATCAATCGCTAGTACAGCTGGAGCGGTAATTAATACGTCGTCATTTAGCAATGCTCCGTTAGAGCAATCAATTTGGTCAATTGCTTCCTCTAGCGTCCAACAGCAAAAATTCAAATGCTTATCTGTTGCTGACAACGGCGAAGGTCAGTATTCAATCACAGCGGTTGAGCATAATGACAGCATCTATCAAACGGCAGACACTGGGACAGATCTAGTTTTCCAGGATGTGACGCTTTTTAATGATGCGCCTGCTAACCCTATAAATTTAACGATAGAAACGCGACAGATTGTAAACGGGCAAACGACATCGAACAGAACACTTGTGTCATGGAGTCGTGGACAAGATGGAGTCACTTTTGGTTTTGAATTGCGTTACAAGATTGCTGGCGGCAATTATCAAATCATTCAAACTTCCGATACCAGTTTTGAAATTGATAATTTAGACCCAGGCCGATTGCTAACAGTTCAGGTTAGATCAATTGGCGCACCCCCTGTTAATAGAAAATCAGCATGGGTTACAGCGACTGGTGTGATCTCAGCTCCTGACGTTGATCCCGATAATCCTGGCACAGTTGCAAGACCAACCTCTCCGATTAATGTCACTATTCAAGCCACTGAAGGCGATCAAGTCGTCTTTAGGTGGGAAATACCTCAGTCAGTTAGTGCAACATCTCGCGCCAACCTTTTAGCAGTAATTCGACACTCAACACAACTTGATGGATCGGGTGAATGGTCAAACAGCACGCTTTTGAGAATAGTCAAGGCCGAAACTAATTCGGTTGTTATGCCGTTGATGGAAGGCGAATATCTTATCAAGTTTCAGGACGAAAGCGGGCAGCGGAGCATAACGGCAGTTAGCGCAACAATTGATTTGCCGGATCGGTTGCCGCGTTTGAATATCGACGTAAGAAGAGAAGACGCAGACTCGCCGCCGTTCCAAGGTGAAAAAGTAGGAGTTTTCTACAGTTCTGTTTATGACGGTCTTATCATGGACGGAGACGACAGGATCGACGCTAAGCCTGACTTTGACGCAATCCCAATATTTGATTTCTTTGGGGAGAGGCTTGCTGCTGGCGAATATTTTTTCCGTAATGTCTTGGACTTTGGTGGTGTTTTCAATGCCGTTTTCACTCGTACACTGACAAGTCGCGGCTTGTATCCAGAGCAAGGAATTGACACTCGCACTGAGCTGATTGACAGATGGTCAGATTTTGACGGGGAAATTCCAGATGATACAAATGCGGCTATCTATTTCAGAACTAGCAACCAGGCTACAACTGAGGAGTTTTTCTTGCTAGAGGACCTTGATTTTCTTTTGCTGGAAAGTGGCGACAAAATTGAGATGGAATCAAACATAAATTTTGGCCCGTGGTTCCCAATGGAAGCAGGGAGGCACACTGGCAGGCAGTTCCAGTTCAAGGCCGAGATGATGACGATGCACCCAGATCAAACGCCGTTAATTGATCGCCTGGGTTACACGATGCAGCTTGAGTCTCGAACTGAGAGTAGTGCAACCATAGCTTCTGACGGTGGACTGAAAGCAGTAGTTTTTGACAATGCTTTTTACCAAGAGCCAAGCCTCGGAATAATTGCGTTCAATCTGGCGTCTGGGGACTATTATGAAATCACAGCAGCTTCTAGGTCTGGTTTCACTATTGCGTTCAAGGACGGCTCTGACGCCTTAATTGATCGGAGTTTCCAGTACCAAGCAGCGGGTTACGGCACTGAGCAGTCTTAAAAATGAGCCCACAGCACGACGGTGTAATTGCTAACGCTTCAGGCGCAGCGGTTAGGCAAGATCTGAACAATGCCTTGCAGGCTCTGCTCTCAAACAGTTCTGGCGCAACAGCTCCAGCTACCACGTATGCCTTTCAGTTTTGGGCGGATACAACCGCAGGACAGCTGAAGCAAAGAAATTCAGCAAACGATGCGTGGATCGTTGTAGCCGAGTTGGACGGCATTGAGGAGAACCTTGTTCTTAGGAACAAAACCCCAGAAGATTTTGACAATGGCCGGGAAAGCATTGTGGCTTTTGAAGGCACTCAATCCGGCGGTGAAGTCTCAACGCTTGCAAATATTGAGGCCAATCATTCTGGAACGGCAGACGATGAAAAAGGTAGATTGGTTTTTAAGACCAACAACGGCAGCACACTAACAACTGCTTTAACTATTGATGACCAGCAACACGCAGATTTTAACTTTGACAGCAGTGTCAACATCAAGTTAAGCGGCGATAGCGCCCAAGTAGATCCACCCGCGATAATTAGCCTGACCGCTCCAACCGGCATAGGGAGCGTAGCTACTCAGCAAATCCTAGGGAATCTAAACACTTTGAAGTTCAAAGTTTCGCCGGGGGGAGCTGCTGCAACAGAAGTATTGAGCCTAGCGAGCACACATGCAACGTTCTCGACATCCGTTAGCGGAACGATGCGATATGAAACGGCTGTAACCGCAACAAGCGGCAGCGTAGTTAATTTTGACAATTTACCAAGCTGGGCGAAAAGAATAAAAGTTGTAGGATATAGCGTTTCTTTTACCGGTGAGAGTGATCTCCTTGGGTTGAGACTTAAGACCTCCTCTGGTGCAGTTATTGCAAACTACCGCAGCACGTCATCAGCTAATTGGTACGATGGCTCAATTCAAAGGACTCTTTCTGAAACTGCCACTAGCGCCTTCACATATAGATTCGGCAGAGCCTCAAGCTTTCGCGACTTTGAGCATACGTTTACAAAAATTAGTTTTGGCTCTGATCCTGACGTTTATATATCTACTGGAATAATGGGCGCTCAATTTAATTCGGGAGCAGCTTATGGAAATGTGACGGCAGGCGGCGTGATTAACACGCTGGGAGCGGTAACAGGTGTTCAAGTTTTTTCAACACTAGGCGCCGCCTTCGATAGCGGTACAATGACAGTCATCTGCGAGGGTTAAGCCATGAAATGTATTATCGTTGATTGCAACACAAAAGAAGTCATTACAAGGGAAATGACGGCAGAAGAAGAGGCCGCTCATGTTGCCTCATTGGAGGGGATGCCAAGCGTTGATATGAACGCTGAACTGACTCCGGCTGAAAAGCTTGAACGCGCAGGGCTGACCGTTGAAGAACTGCGCGGTCTTTTAGACCTTTAACCACGGCATGGACTAATGGCTGATCGCAAAATTACGAATCTTGCCGCCCTCGGCTCTCCAGCTGCTGGCGATTTACTGCCAGTTATTGACATTTCAGAGGCAGCTAATGTCAACAAAAATAAGTCAATTACGCTTGAATCGCTATTTAGGACTTTAGGAGACGGTTCGGCGGGTGCTCCTGCGATTGGCTTTTTGTCTGACGTTGGTCTAAGTGGGATTTTTCGCCCTGGTGTCAACGAGCTGGGTTTTAGCTGTAACTCAACCTTCATTGGAAAATTCACATCAACTGGCCTTCAGTTAGGAACTGGAACGGCTGATGCGCAGCTGCATCTTTTCAGCGCGGACACGACTGATCAGGTCGTCATCGAAAACAATGACGCGGGCTTGGATACTGCTCCAGACTTGGTTTTATACCGTAACTCTGCATCACCAGCCAGCGGCGACAATCTTGGAAATCTAGAATTTCGCGCAAATGATTCTGGCGGTAATCCTCACGCTTATGCGCAAATTCTTGGGCAAATCAGCACCGCTACTGACGCGTCAGAGGACGGAATCCTTGACATTATGTCATCGGCTTCTGGGGTTATTGCAAGCCGAATTAGGGTAAAAGGCCCTTATGTGGGAGTTGGCGAGGTTGACCCGATATTCCCGCTCCACTTGACGACGAGCCTCACGGGTACGGGGATCAGGTCGGAATGCAGTGCTGATGATCCTGCATCTGGCGGTGATATAACGATGTTCCATCGTCGTGGTGCGTCAGGCGCTGGACAAGATGCAGATATTTTAGGAACGCTGTTTTATCGAGGGAAAAACGATAACGCAACTCCTGCTGAGGTTGACTACGCCTCGATTGAGGGCAGCATCGTTGATGCAAGCGATACGACAGAAGACGGCAGTCTGAAGTTTTCCGTTCAAACCGCTGGCACGCTGACGACTCAGTTTCAAATCAGCGGCAACGTTTTAAGCATTCCTAATGTTCAAACGTTTGCAGACAACACAGCTGCAACAGCTGGCGGGCTTTCAGCTGGCAACGTTTACCGCAAAAGTGACGGTACACTAATGATCGTTTTTTAACGCAAAAAGCAAATGAAACGCCCTGATCCAATGATTCCCGCAAAACCTGGCGCGGAAGACGTTGAAGCCATGAGGAACAGAAGCGCATGGATTAATGCGCTTTATGTTTACGAAGGTCGTCAAAACAAAGACCACCCAATGCACGGTCTTTACACAGGTCTTGCAAAAGCGCACCCTTCACTGAAGGACACAGGGGACAGCTGACCTTTTAAGCTGCTTAGAGGTAGTATGAACGCAATGGGCGGAGAGTATGTCTGTTTCTCCTGGCACGTATAATTTCACGCTTCAAAGGCGAGCAGATTTTTCGTTGGCATTGCAGTTTAAGGACAGCAACAGCGCAGCTATCGACTTAACAGGTGCAACCGTAGCTGCGCAGGCGTGGAGCGAAAAGAGGACGACTAAGTACGCTGATTTTGCGGTTGTTTATACGAGTCGAGCGAATGGTCAGGTCACTATTTCTCTTACCGATGTTCAGACAACTGATTTTCCTGACAGTCTGAACTATGACGTTTTAGTCACTGACTCCGGAGGTATTAAGGATTATTACTTAGAAGGTCAAATTACTGTTTCGCAGGGGTATACGGCATGACGACGGTCAACGTAACAACTCAAGCCAATACCGTTACAGTCCAAGACTCCAGCGGTTCAACAGTTGTTGAAGCTCCAGTCACAACCGTTGTGACGGCATCAACGATTGGGCCGCGAGGCGCGTCCGGTTCCGGGTTTGTACTTGATGGTTCCGCTAAAGTGGATACAAGCGTGATTTATTACGATCAAGCGTCCGGCGAATACAAAGCCGACAGCACTTGGACTGTTTCCACTCTTGTTCTCGGGGGCAATTTTTAGGCCATGGCAAACACCATCAGAATCAAAAAGAGAGCAGCGGGGGGAGCGTCTGGCGCTCCTAGCAGCCTTGCGCCTTCTGAGTTGGCCTATTCAGAGGTTGACAATATTTTGTCGTATGGATTTGGAGACGCAGGAGGGGGGAATGCGTCAAGCGTCATAGCTATTGCAGGATCTGGTGCTTATTGCACGCTAACGGGAAATCAAAGCTTATCCGGAAACAAAACTTTTACCGGAACGGTTGACTTAAGCGGTGCAACTTTAAGCGGTAATACAACATTTTCAAATAATCTTACGGTTACAGGTGACCTAAACGTTCAGGGAACGACAACGACTATTGACAGTCAGACGCTGGATGTCACTGATAAAAACATCACACTGGGCAATGTCACTACGCCCACTGATGTAACGGCTGACGGCGGTGGCATTTCGCTGTTGGGCGCGACAACAAAAACGTTTAATTGGGTAGATAGCACAGATAGTTGGACAGCTAGCGAGCACATTGATCTAGCCTCCGGGAAGGAGTTTAAGGTTGCTGGAACGTCAGTTCTAAGTGGTTCGACTCTGGGCTCTGGTGTCACCGGGTCAAGCCTGACCAGTGTCGGCACGATTGCGACCGGCGTTTGGAACGGGACCACAATCGGACGCGCTCACGGCGGCACAGGGCTCACCGCCGCTCCATCTAACGGCCAGTTGCTCATTGGCAACGGCAGTGGTTATACGTTGTCCACGCTCACTGCTGGATCGAACATTACGATCACAGAGGGCAGCGGTTCAATCACGATTGCTTCAGCTGGTGGCGCGAGTGTTGCAGCCGGTGATGGTATTGATGTTGTCGGCTCTACTGTCAGCTTGGACTTAAAAGCCAATGGTGGCCTTGTAATTGAATCGACTGAGGCATGTGTTGACCTCGGCGCATCTGCGATCACTGGAACGCTGGCGATTGGTGATGGTGGAACGGGCGCAACTTCAGCGTCAGCCGCACGAACCGCACTGGGCGTTGCAATTGGTAGTGATGTCCAGGCGTTTGATGCACAGCTAACTACGTTCGCTGGAGCCAGCGCCACAACAGCATCAGCACTGGTTGCACTGACTCAGGCTGAGGTTCAGATCTTAGACGGCGCGACGCTATCAACAGCAGAGCTGAACTACGTCAATGGGGTTACATCAGCGATCCAGACCCAGCTAGACGGCAAGCAAGCCTCTGATGCCCAGCTGACAACGCTAGCGGGAATGGCTGCTGGTACGGCCACAAACCTGGCAGCATTAACCAGCACAGAAGTTGCAATTCTCGATGGAGCCACAGTCACCACGACTGAGCTGAATATCATCGACGGCAACACGGCGGCAACAGCCACCACGTTGGCAGCAGCTGATCGAATGGTAATCAACGACGCTGGAACAATGGTTCAGGTTGCGTTGAGCGATCTGGTGACATTCATGGAGAATGGAGCAGTCAGCGGATTTGAAGTTGACGGCGGTACATTCTGATCTATGGCAAACACGATCCGGCATAAGCGGGGTACATCTGACCCCGCCGCAGGTGACTTCACCGGTACAGGCGAACTGTTGGTTAACACGACCGATGGTGGCCTGTTCACTCTGACTGACGGTAGTTCTGTCATCGAAATTGGTGCAGGCGGGGGCGGGGGCGGAGAGCCCCTGCGGGATTTACACGTTGACGGCACTGGCACTCAAGATTTATCAACAACAGCGATTACGCTGGATTTTGATACAACTATTGCAACCTCTGACGCTGGCGATTTTACGGTAGGAACTGGCGGTGAAATTACAGATGTAAACGCCGGGAATTACTACGTCGAATACACCGCAACAGGCGACCAAACTGATGGAGGTAACAGACACATTGTCTCAGCACAACTTGAAGTCAACGGCACGGTTGTCACTGGATCACAAGCTGATGTTTACTCTAGAAACACATCAGATGGTGGCTTTAGTGCCGTTGGTTCTTCTTTTGTTGTTTTATCCGCCAACGATGTTATTCGTGTTCGAGCGTTTAGCGATAGCAATAGTATAACGGGAACAATTGATAACTCAATTTCTGGTTTATCAATGTTCAGCCTTAGCGGCTCAGGGCCGCAGGGAGATACTGGTGCAACTGGTCCGGCTGGGCCAAGTGACGTTCCGCAAAACTCACAGACGGGAGCATATACGCTCGTGGCCACCGATAACGGCAAGCATATTAATATAACCACAGGCGGGGTTACCGTGCCAAACAGTGTGTTCAGTATTGGAAACGTCGTTTCTATTTACAACGATAGCGGAAGTAATCAGACGATTACACAGGGCACAGGGGTGACGTTGCGGCTTGCTGGTGGCAGTGCAACAGGAAACCGGACTTTAGGTCAATATGGGCTTTGCACCGCTCTCTGCGTTGGATCAGGCGAGTTCGTGATTAGTGGCGCAGGATTGACATAGTGGGTATTCTTCAGACAGTAATTGGTAGTTACACCATTCAGACGCCTGCTGCCTCTGACTGGGAAGTTTTCTATGTAGCCGAAGGGAGCGCTACTAACACTATCCCAGCCGCAAGCTTGCAGGAAAACGATCTAATCGTTGTGGTGGGCGGTTCTGACGATCAAAATGTGAGCATGGGTTATACCAACTTAACCGCAACTACCTTAAGAGTCGCTGATACTAACAGCATTGAACACAGGATTGACTATGGGGTAGTGCCTAGTAATCCGAGCAGTATCCAAGTCAGTTTTTCAGGCGCAACTTATGGTTTAACCATGGGATTCAGGAAATCTGGGTCTAGTTCGACATATAGTGTGGCCATTAAATTAACCACCACTTCGTTTACCAGACCTTCGCATAACGGCACGAGCTTGAGTTTTAGCGCAGGAAGCCTCGCTTTGCTGTTGGGGTTGTTGGACGATGACGCATCGTCAATGGATCCGCCGTCAGTCTCAACGAAAATTGGAGAAGACCAAAGCGGCAGTGGCTCAATCGGTGCCGGATACCGCAAAATCGACACTGCCGGAAACTATTCATGGGGCACATGGTCTACCAGTAGCACTGACGCATCGCTGGCATTCGTGATAGAGATTCAAGAGTCGTAGCAAGACGACGGTTCAACGCGCCATCGAGCTGACTAACAGGACAGTGTATTAACTGGCTGGGAATGAAAGCAGGTAAGATCTGAGTGGTTTTGCTTATTTTCATGATCAAATCTTTTTCTTGCCTTGCCGGTGCGCTTGCTTTTGGAGCGTCTGCTGCTATTGCTGGTCCTTATGCCAACGTTGAGGCCAATGCAGGTTGGGTTGGCTCTGATTACTCAGGCAACGTGACTGACCTTCACTTGGGCTATGAGTACAGCGAAGGCCCTTACAGCGTCTATTTGCAGGGCGGTCCTGCTTTCGTGTCTGTTGATGGCATGGATTCAGAGCTTGAGTTTTCCGGCAAAATTGGCGGATCTGTTGCGGCCAGCGAGAACATTTCTGTTTATGCAGAGCTTGCTGGAATCACTGGCGATCTGAACAACAGCTACGGCGGCAAGCTTGGTGCCAAGTACAACTTCTGATGTATAGTCAGAAAGACTGAGGTGGTTCTTGGTCAGGGTTGAGAAAGCCCCTAGTATTCTCACACTGCTAGGGGTTTTTTCATGCAAAAGATTTTTAACACGCTTGCCGTCTTGTCGTTTGCGGTGTCTGGAGCGTTAGCCGGTGGCAGCTATTACGCTTTCAGCAAGTTGCCAGAATTGAAACAACAGGCAATAGATGAAGCTAAAGCTCTTGTCGGTGAGTTAGTTTCTGGAGCGGTGACAGATGCAATGCCCAGTCAGGTCAAAGAACTGATTCCGGTGTTGCCAACTGAAACCGGTCCTGCTTTGCCTTTTTGATGTCAGATCTGATCAATTCGCCAGACCACTACAACCAGGGTCGTGTTGAAGTTATTGAGGTAATTGAAGATGCCGTTCAGGATGCTGACGACGTTGTGAGCGGTTATTTACTGGGCCAAACGCTCAAGTATCTGCTGAGGATGTGGCACAAGGGGGATGCGCTCCAGGATGCAGGAAAGGCTTCTTGGTATTTGGATCGGTTGATCGCTAGGTTGCAAGGCAATGCCTGAAATTCGCACTATTGGGATCAATGAGGTTTCTGGATGGTGGTCGGATATTCCAGCGCCTTTGTCTATGCCAACCGCCCCACCGGTAACGGTGAATATTGGTGTGCCGATTATCGACCTGCCCAGTTTCAACGCACTGGATTACAGGCCAGAAAAACTAATTGCCGATCCGGTAGCTCCAATCCCGAGCCCTCCTGCGCCTGAAACACCAGAGCTGCCAGCGGCAGCTGCGTTGAGTCTTCCCGAGGAAAAGACGGCAATTGACAAGGATCCGAGGTGTCCTCCTCTTAGAGCCAGAGAGGTTGGTACGGTTATTCAAGGCGGGAAAGAAGTAATTTCGGGCTATGAGATTCAGGACGGTAAGTGCGTCGTCCTATATGAATCGATTCCATTGCCTGAACAAGTTATAGCAGCTGTTCCATCGCTGCCTCAAGTGACGACTGTTGGGGTTACTGCTGTCGTTGGTGTTTCAGCTGGTCTCGCCACGCCGCTTCTTCTTAAAACAATAAAACCTATTATCAAAAAAACTTTAAGCAGAGTGCAAAAAGCTTTAGGTCATATTGATGCGCCTTTATCTGTTAGCGAGAGGAGGGCTGCTCAAAGGTTGCTACGGGAATAGCGTGCTTATGGGGCAAAATTTGTCCAGGTTTAGGCGTAATTATCACGTCAGCGCAAACCCTGTAATAGGGTGATTTTGGATGAAAACTAATACCTTTTAGCTTTAATTCTCCACAATTTTTTAATCTAGCAATTTCGTATTCTAACCTTCTAGTTTCAATGTTTTGCTGATTGAGCTTAATATTAGTGTCTGCCATTTGTTTGCAACGTGCTTGCAAGCCACCGTCTAAAGGTACGGTTAATTGCATCGAAAGTCCGCCGCTCCAGTTGTGCGAATCTTTCTGGCCCGTTCTTGTTGGCATTGAGTAAAGGATGGATCCCGGATTATCGAGTATCCCATTATCATCCAGATCAGAAATATCGTATACAGGGTCATCGTAATAGCTCTCAAACGGCAACTGCCAAGATTTGGACCTGTTGACATACGGGGTGACTGTCAATGTTGGGCCTTGGCATTGAATGCCATTGCCGTAAGAATTGGTCAGATGCTGGGACGGTGCAATCATCACCGCTTGATTCGTAACGCTTCCTGAGCTGGTTGCTGTTGGAGCGGCAGTAGCTGAGACGCCACCAATGGTTTCTGCGTTTGCTGGAGCGGCTAGGACTATTGCGAGAAGGTAGAGATAGTGTCTGTTATTTGCTTTATTTCTGTAACGCGCTGGATTGTGGTCACCGAAGATAACCCTGGGCCAGAGTAAGTTTCTACGAACTGAAACGCTCCACCAGGATTGGCAATGTTCCAACTTGGCTTGTTGTTTACGTCGAGAGCTGACCATCCGTTAACCGTTGTTGTGCCTGGTGTGAGGCTGGCTCCGTTTGCAGGACCAATGTTGGTGCCACTAACAGAGTATTGCCAGCCCGTCTCGTAAGACTCACTCACAATTGTTTCAGTAACGTTACTGGTTGTTTCTGTATGCGTCGTCATTGAGCCAGTTGAAAAATTAGGCACAACTGGCACAGCGTTTGCAGCTGGAGCAAACAACAGGAGCAGCAACAGAAACCGCATCAATCGATGCTCAGCTCAGTGACAAATTGGCCAATGCCAAGAGTGTTCGCTCCACCAGCTGTCACAGTCATGGCTCCTGCGCTTGAGATCGTTCCTGCCAACGTTCCAGCCGTACCAGAAGCAGTGGATTGCAAGCTGCCAAAGTTTGGCACTTCTCCGGTCGTAGTTGCCGACGTTGGAATGGCATCACCTTGGGTGTATGACTGGCTAAAGGAGAAAGCGTTGCCAGCTGTTTGCTGAGTTACGTCAATGGTTCCAGGGGAGTAAATGCCTGAAGTAATGTCCCCTGTTGAGATAATGTCCGTTGTGCCGCCATCTGTTGTGTCAACACCTGAACCGCTGATGGAGAACGTTGATCCGATGCGATCTGCGGTGGTCATCGCTCCACCAACTTGCAATTGAACGGAGCTTTGTATCTTATGAGTCAGATCAGCGTGGGCTGCTGGAGCGAATGACAGAGCAATCGCTAAGAAAGCAAACCGTTTCATTTTGTAGGCGTGCTAGTAGGTGTTTCGACTTTAGGTGGTGTCTTCTTCTGTTGATTAGATGATTTACGTTCAATGCCAAAACTTGCCATTGCACCGGTTAAAAGGCTCGCCACGAACGTATTGTCCATTTTCATTTGAGGAAAGAAGCCCAAATAAGAAACGGTCAGCAATGTTGCGCTCCAAATCAAGACAGCGCATTTAGACGAGATCTGCCGTTGAAAAACCGTCTTCGTCATTCTCCTTTGGATCTGCCATGATTGGTTCAAGCGTTTAGTCGAGCGGTGATCGAGGTCTTAGCAGCTGTAGCAGGGGCATCAGTGGGAGTAGCTGGCCTAGGGATCGTTCGTGCCAATAGCCAAAGCCAGTCAGGCCGTGAGTCGTTAGTGAGGCTTACGTCAGCTGTGGATAATCTAGCCACACGAATGGATGTGCTCCATACCGACATGATGGCAAGAGATCGGGAGATCTTTGCCAGGCTTACGGACCTGGAACGATCAGTGGCCAGAATTGAGGGCCATAGCGACCGGAACTAGACTTTGGCCAATAGCAGAAATCCCATGGTGTTTCTCGTTCGTCCAATCCTGTTCTCGTTTCTGAAGAGCAAGGCAGTTAAGAAGCTGATCGTTGATCTATTAAGGGCTTACGCCAAGACAACTGACAACACTGTTGATGATCAGGTTGTTGTTTTTGTTGAAAAAAACTTGTTTCCTGAAAGCAGGGTAGAAAAATGAAAGCTGACCCGGCTTGGGTCTTAGTCAGCGGGTTCTTTATTCTTGGAACCTTAGTTGCCGTCGTTATTGGAGGCGGTGGTTTTTTGTTCCTTAGTGGTTTCCACGCAGGAGCTTTGTCCAGACCTGAATGCCCTAAACAGGTGTTGAGGAAATGAATCGTTTTTCCTTCTTAGTGCTTAGTCTTCTCCCATTTTTTAGCCATTTTCGCGGAACCCCGCACCAGCTAGCAGCAATCTCCGAGTTGGAGGAGGCTTTGCCTGAAGAGCTGCTGAGAGAGGATGCAGCTTGGTTTGAAGCTTGGAAGGCTAGCGGGATTGCTCAGCAAGTTGTGGTTCCATATTTTCATCAACTAGATAACAAATCAGGCCAGGGTTATCGCGAGTGTTTTTCCAGCTCGATGGCAATGATTTCAGCGTTTTACGGGAAGGTAAAGACTGATGATCAATACAACCGAATCAGAAGCAGATTTGGCGATACAACAAGCATTTCAGCCCAAGTCAATACCTTGAGATCATTGGGGCTTCATGCAGAATTTCGCCAGGACGGGGATGGCAGCTTGATCGAGGCAGAGATTGCAGCTGGTCGCCCGGTTGCAGTTGGCTGGCTCCACCGTGGTGATATGAGCAGAGGCGAGCCACCAATGTGCGACAGCTACGGTTGCGGACATTGGTCTCTAATCGTTGGGTTTGATAGGGACGATTGGACTATGAACGATCCACGCGGAACCCCATTCATGGAGCGTGGAGGACATTCAAGATATGGAGGAAGGAATGTAAAAGTGTCCCGTCAGGCATTTAAGCAGCGTTGGGAGATTGAAGGCCCTGGGACGGGGTGGCTCATTTTGGTTGACGATGAGTAAGCTGACTTTTTGATTGGCTTGTATGGCGGTTCTGTGCGA